TATCTTACTGCAATATACAATAATACAATTATAGCAATAATTAGTAGAACACTTCCAATATTCATAATATAATATAATGATAGAATTTTTCTAAAATACTATCATTATTTGTTTCTAGAGTTGGTTCTATCTTTCTCTAATTATAAATATCGTGATTTGCGTTAAAATACCATCTTAATGATAAAAAGTCGTGGTTTCCGTTTGCGCTTGAACTTGCCATTTCAGTACTAGTTTGTTGATCTTCTGGAGGTGTATCACTTGACCCTGTTGGAAGATCTTCCATAATGGTTGAATCTCCTAATATATTACCTGCGCCTAATCCAAGATTTACATCTAATGGTATAATTTTATTATCATATGCCAGTGCCGGAGGAGTGTAATCTTTTACAGATTTATATAAATAATTTATTTGGTAAATGTTCAGTGATGTTTTGAAATAATTCACATTACATATTTGACCATACAAACCGTCATCTTGACCAAGAACTAAATTATCATAATTTATGTATGCCGGGTCTTCAGGACTCTCTTGTGTTGTTGTGGTAGTTGTTGTTGTAGTGGTGGTTGTTGAAGTTTGAGGCAGTGTGTTATTATAATAAGGTATAACGCCAATAACAGATTTAACTAATTCGCCATTGTAAAAAATATCAAGCGTTCCTCCATTGTAGTTGAGAACTACATTATTCCATTTTTGCAACTTTACTTTCTCCAGTTCATATAAAATAAGGTTTCCATTTGTATCAAATTTTTTCCTAGGCAAATCTGGTGAATATGTATTTGCATCATTATTTTCGTGTCCACCTGGACCAACATACATTGTTACCCTTAATGTGTTCAATGCTGCATTATAAGTTACCTTTGGTTTTCCACCATAGTCCAAAATATTTGTAAACCTTTCATAAGAACTTCTTGTACCAGGACTTGCACTATCTAAATAAAACCAAAAAGACAATGCATATTGATAACTGTGATCATCTACGTTATTATTTAATTGATAATAAGATCCTAAATATGTTGCATTTTTTATTTCAATTGGACGATTTACCAATATTTTGCCACCTTGTTGTGATAAATTTTTCAAAAATGAGGGAGCAAAAATATAACCCACAAAAAGTAAAATGCTAAAACCCAAAACTCCATAGTATATTGGAGGCGTTGGAGCAGTAACAGATTTTTTGATGACAGAAATGCCAGATGCAACCCCACTTGTAAGACCGGTGGTCATTTTATTTTTAGGAATTGAATGAGTAATGCGATCAATTAATGCTACTAGTATACAAGGAATATAGAAAACTGCATTAAAAATTAGCTGAAAGAGTGGACTATCTTTATATACTGATGTTGTGATAACTAATTTATAAACCAATACTAATATTATAAGAATTACAATCGTGTATATAATTATATTGCCAATATTTGTTGTTGATAGTGCATTTTGGTATAAAACTAGCACCCAATAAAGAATAGTTGCAATAGCAACAAATCCTATCAGAACAAAAAACAAATATTTTGTAACTGTTTTGTAGTTTTCATTATTGCTTATCATTTTTCCAATAAAAGATGGATCCGTAGTTTTAAATATAAATAAACTTTTTACCAATGAAATTATCAAAAAAATGAAAAAAATTATGGTGAGAATAACAACTCCTGTATTTTTTATTGTTTTAACTCCCAAAAAGTCTCCATTTGATAATATTGGTACTAAAAATGTGAGAGAAATAATTAAAAGTATTAGATCAAATGTAAGAAAAGGGTTTATTTTCATCCAAAATGGTTTATCTTCTTCCGCTTTTTTCTCAGCTTCATCTTCTTTATTAGGGTCTTTTGTAAAGAAGACATTTCTCAAACAAACAATTGACATTATTAACAGCGCTACAGAGTATATGATTCCAACCCAAAAATACTTTTTGATAAAACCACCTGGATTGTTAACATATAAGATTGTCATAAATATGATGATTGCAAAGAAGATAAGGGCATAATTGATTCTTGCTAAATGAATAAAATCCATTGGTGATCCTTCATTATTTGGAGACCCTTGATTATTTGATGAATCTTTTAATTTTGAAATAAATGTTGTATAAATTAATACTAATCCAATAGGTATTATTATAGGTAAAATAATATATGCATAACTATCAACATAATCTTTGGGCATCATATAAAACATTACTATAAGTCCAAATATGAAAACAAATAACCATATTATGTTTTTGAAAGAGCTAAGTGACTTGAAAATAGGTTGAACAGCTTTCATAAATAAGTTTGAATATTCAATAATCTTTGACAAGAAACCATAAGTTGCACTTCTTGCGCCGGGAGACATAAACATTGCAATAAGAAAAATAACAACAAATACAGAAAATAAAATCAATCCAATAATCATTAATATTTTTTTTGTGTCATCATCTATATTCATTTTAAAGGAACTTGAATAAACCACCATATTTATGATAACAAGTAAAATAATTGATATAATTGTTGTAACTGCATATGTTATTGTACTACTCATATTACTTATTATATTGTTACTAGATTTCACATCCATAATATATTAATATAATACAATATATTTAAAAAAAATCTGGTTTCGGGTTCGGTTTAGTTTTCGCTTTCGTTTTCGCTTTCTGACTCTAGATTCTTATCTATTTCATATTTTCAAGAGCGGTTTTCTCTCCGTGGCATTCCCTACATAATGCCACTAAATTATTTACTTCGTTTGTTCCACCGTATTCAAGTCTCATTTTGTGATCTACTTCAAACCAAGCACTCAATTGTTTTTGACAGTGTCCACATTTCCAATTTTGCATAGATGCAACATATTTCTTTTTTGTTTCACTCACTGATCTTTTGGTGCTCTTTCCACCTGAAGAGAGAAGACGTCTTTCATAGTTGGTATTTGCTGCCCCACTGCACACTTCTGATTCTCCATTCATCCCTTGCATAAAATGACTACCACCAGAAGAACCCCCAGTAAAATCAAGTATTGGGCTTAGCATATCTAATGATGATTTATCTATGGGCATATATTTGACCATATTATTTGCGTGTAAAAGCATTGATTTACATTTTTCAGGACTTCTTTTGATCAATAAGTAGAGAGAAAGTCCAACAATAGCAAAAAAGACCATTTGAATATATTTCTTATAGTGAGAATACATCTTTGTATATTTTCCTCCGTGATATGCATTGTATATCAAAAATCCTGTAATGCCAATAATAAATAATTCTAGTTTCATTATATATTATTGAATATAAAATCTTGGTTTCTTTGATTATTTACTGTTTGTTTCTGTTTCTGTTTCTGTTTCTTTTTTGATTCCTGTATAACGATCTGATAAGGGATCGCGTATTTGATCTAAGTTTCTTGGATTTTTTTAACCTTTTTGATATTCCTTTTGCAGTGATGTTCTTGAAAGTTTTCATTTCAAGGACTGGTGAGGATGATGCGGACCTTTTACCAGAGCCAGATGCACTACCTCTTCTAAAAATAGGATTTAATGATTCCAATACAGTAGTTAATTTACTTATATCAATCTCTTCATCAGCTGACTCATAAATAAGAACCAATGCATCCTTAATCTTTTTTATAATTTCCATTTCTATAGAACCGACTTTACCCAAATCCATAATTACTTCCACAATCGGTATATAAGAAATAACAAACCCCCAAATATCTACATTCTTCAAAAAAATCTTCAAATACGACAGCTTATCAAAGTGTCCATTTCTAGTAAATTTAATCAATATCTTTGTAATATATTCAAAAATGAAATGGAATGTATAGTTAAATTCCAAAAGTTGATCTTTAAATTCTTCGTCAATAGTCCCCATAGTATCTTCAAAAAATAATTTGATAATATTATTAATCCCTTTTATGTGTCCTGGTCCTCTTTCATCAATCCAAAAAAATACAAAATCAATGACAAATTCGCGAGTCTCCAAATGTGTTGGTGCCTTTTTTTCAGTTAAAAATTGTTTATACAATTTACTAAAAACATCACTGAACAGTATATTTGAAAATGGCACATTGTATTGAAATGGACGCCTATCTAAAATAGCAGGCACTCTGTTTTCGCCGTCATATTTACAAGAGAGACCCCAATCAATAAGTCTAATATTTCCATTTCTATCTAATAACATATTTCCTTCCTTCAAATCGCAATGATATATATGTTCCTCATTCATTGGAATAATTCCGTGTTTTAAAACATCTAATAACGATTCATTCAATGAAATCAATTTTTTGAAATCTACTCTTCTTGATACTACTATTTCTTGCTCAATATAATCACCAATATCAATTCCACCAAAAGGCATATTTACAGCATCCAATTTTTTTAGAGTTGATGGTTCATTGATATTTCTCTCTGTTATTCCTTTTTTTATAAGAGTTTTACATTTTTCATCAAATCTCTCTAGATCTTCATCAGTTAAGTTATCTGGCTCACAAATAGTAACATCTTCCAATAAAAAATATTTTTGATAATTTGGTATTTTCTTTAAATAGGGAAGAAACTTTACAATATCGTTATATTCTGTTTTGGCGTTTTTTGATAACATTAGTTTACTAATTTGGGATTCACTGCGATCTTGATCTTTACATTTCAACGCAGGTTCAAATACACATCCATATCCACCTGATCCAATCACTCTTCCTCCTTTTATTTTTCTTATTTTTCTTGTTTTTCTTGTTTTTCTTCTTGTCATACTTTTTATTTTATTTTTTGGCATTCTTCTGGAATTCATCCTATATTCTAACAAGATTATTTATTATAAAGATAGTATATTCCAAAAATAATAATAAAAAGAAGTAAAAAATACAAGATCTTTCCCCTCAGTTTATAATATTCAAATAACTTAGCATCCTTGGGTTTATAGGCTTCATAATAATCCGCATAAAATTTATCCAAACTTATTTTAGGTTTCTCTAATTTCTCATTGATTTTATTATGTATAAAATGCATCCAACGAATAAATGAGTCTCTTGAATCTAAATAAGGAGAAAGTGGATATTCATCTAATAATTTACTAAAATGCGTCGCCATAGTTTCAATTGGAATAAACATAGGAATGTTTTGTACGAAATCATAATACTTTTTTTTTGTCATCGCATTTGGACGATGTGGATAACACATTGCTACAGTATGAAGAAAAAACCAATAATGTGGACCCCACACATTTGAATCTAACCCCATTAAAATTTAATAATATTATTTACCAACAGTTTAAACATATTGCATTAGTAATGTTTAATCTACAATGAATAAAACAAATAACAGTTGTAATAATTGCGGTAAGAACGGCCATTTATTTCATCAATGCAAATTACCCATTACTAGTTATGGCATAATTTTATTTCGTTGTTCAGACAAAGGTCCGCAATATCTAATGATCAGACGCAAAGATAGTTTCGGTTTTATTGATTTTATAAGAGGGAAATATTTATGTAATAACGCTTCACAACTGCAAAAATGTATTGACGAGATGTCGGTTGAAGAAAAAACGCGAATTATGAATGAACCTTTTGAAAATTTATGGAAATTTTTGTGGGGTGATAATAACAGTGGGAGTATTCAATATCGCGGAGAGGAATTATCGTCATCAAAAAAGTTTGAGAATATCAAAAATGGTATTTACATTAATAGTGAAATGGTAACATTAGAAAATATTGTCAAAAGTAGCCAAACTCAATGGAGTGAAACTGAGTGGGAATTTCCGAAAGGACGTCGTAATTTTCAAGAGAAGGATTTAGATTGTGCCCTTCGTGAGTTTGAAGAGGAAACTGGTTATTCAAAAAAGCATATTCAAATAGTTGATAATTTGATGCCATTTGAAGAAATATTTATCGGATCTAATCATAAGTCATACAAACACAAATATTATTTGGCATATATGAATGAAACAATTGATTCTTTACAAAATTTCCAGAAAAGTGAGGTCAGCAAAATAGAATGGAAAACTCTGGATGAATGTTTAGAGTCAATTAGACCTTATCATTTAGAGAAGAAGCAGTTGATTGCCAATATTGATAAAATTCTGAAAGAATATAGGTTATACTCATAATTTGGTGGAATTCAAATAAATTAATCATATTATATTATAAGTATAATACAATATGACAAGTAAGAGAGAAAAATTAGAAAAACCAGAGAAAAAGAAACCCAAATTAGTTATTGTATCAGAAAAACCTCAACCTCTAATGCGCAAAGATGATATTCATTTATTAAAAGAAGATTTGGAAACAAATCAATGTGAAAAATTTGAAAATCTTTACGACTCTGACAGTGAATGCAATAAATTTTTATTAAGAAAAGAGTTTTTGGAACGCAAAGAACTTGGTAGAGAACCTGATACAGACCCTTTTTTATATCCAAATTTGAATGATCCAAACTTCAATATCAAAATCGCAGAAAAAGCCGAGTTTGCTGATAATAAAGTAGATGGGACTATTTACGAAGATGTCAAGAAACGTTCTGAGGAATTGGCAACTGCTGATTTTGAATTGGCACCTCACCAAATGTTTATCCGAAACTTTTTGTCTTTTCAAACTCCTTACAATAGTATGCTGTTGTATGCTGGGTTAGGTACTGGGAAATGTCACGCAAAAAATACACCAATTATGATGTATGATGGTTCAATTAAATTAGTTCAAGATATTCAAGTAAATGATTTATTAATGGGAGATGATTCAACTCCAAGAACAGTTACTTCTTTAGCAAGAGGTCAAGACAAAATGTATAATGTTATACCCGTAAAAGGTGAAAAATATACTGTAAATGAAGAACACATATTATGCTTAAAAGCATCTGGATTTCCAAAATTATGCCATAATCATGATAGTAAACACTTTAACTTTAACATACAATGGATTGAAAATAATCAGTTTCAGTCACGAACTTTTACATATAATAAAAATAATGAAGAATCAAAGAAAAAGATGGAAGAATCCTCAATTTTATTTTTTAAGGAAATAAAAAAAAACCCAAATACTTGTGATAATGTTTTTGAAATTTCAGTAAAAGATTATTTACAATTATCTAAAAAAAAGAAAGCAAATTTAAAAGGATATAAGGTACATATTGAATTTCAAGAAAAAAAACTTAGTATTGACCCTTATATGATTGGTTACTGGTTAGGAGATGGATCACAGAGAGACGCGTTAATCTCTAGTCAAGATTCAACTGTTTTGCAATATTTTCGTAAAAAATTACAAGAGTATGAATTAAGTTTAATTTTCAGAAGTGGTTATGATTATGGAATATCTGGTAATGGAAAAGTTGGAAATAACCAATTTTTAAATACACTGAAGGAGTTAAACATGATTAACAACAAACATATTCCAATGATTTATAAATGTAATTCAAGAGAGAACCGATTAAAACTTCTTGCTGGTTTAATTGATAGCGACGGACATCTAAATCAAATTTCAGGTGGTTTTGAATTTACACAAAAAAATGAATCATTAATTGATGATGTAATATTTTTGGCTCGTAGTTTGGGATTTTCTTGTTATAAAAGTATAAAAAAAACTAGTTGGATATATAAAGATGTTAAAAATTATGGAATTGTATACAGAATCAATATCAGTGGGAAAGGGATTGAAGAAATTCCTACACTAATTCCTAGAAAACGTGCAAATCCACGAAAACAAATTAAGGATGTACTTGTTACTGGGGTTACTATTGAGTATGTAAATTATGATGACTATTATGGATTTACCTTAGATGGAAATTGTCGTTATTTGATGGGCGATTTTACTGTGACTCATAATACTTGCTCAGCAATAGGTGTAGCAGAAGAGATGCGCGATTATATGAAACAAATGGGGTTGAGTAAAAGGATCATTATTGTTGCCTCACCGAACGTCCAGGACAATTTCAGGCGTTCTATTTTTGACGACAGAAAGCTAAAGTTAGTAGATGGGCTCTGGAATATTCGCGACTGCACAGGCAATAAATTATTAAAGGAAATCAATCCAATGAATATGAAGGGGATTTCTAAGGAGAAGGTGGTGTCACAAATTAATGGTCTCATCAATGCATCTTATGTATTCTTGGGTTATGTGGAATTTGCCAATTATATTTTGAAAATAGAAAGCGGCAAACCAAAAGGAATGAGACAGGAGAAGCGTGTAAAAGGAACTAAAACATTTTATGGTGAATTCAAGAATGCAGGAGACTTAGCAAGACAACAACGCAAAAATTTACAAGCAGAGTTTAATGGACGTCTCCTGATAATTGACGAGATTCATAATATTCGTATTGCTGGAGACAGTTCCAGTAAATTAGTTGCAGATAGTTTAGTGACCCTTGTAGAATCTACCGAAAATATGCGCCTCTTACTATTATCTGCTACACCTATGTACAACGACTATAAGGAAATTGTATGGTTATTGAATTTGATGAATACAAATGATAAACGCGCCACTATTGAGATTAAGGATGTGTTTGATAAGAGTGGCGAATTTAAAAAAAATAGTGTTGGAGAAGAGGTTGGCAAAGAACTGCTTATAAGGAAGGCGACTGGTTATGTATCTTTTGTGAAAGGTGATAATCCTTATACCTTTCCTTTCAAAGTGTGGCCGTCTGTTTTCTCTCCTAAAGACTCTTTAAATGATCGTATTTATCCGAAAGTTCAAATGAATGGAAAACCTATTGATAAAGAAGATCAGTTGAAATTCCTGGATCTATTTTTGGTTGAGATAGGAGAATATCAGTCTCTTGGTTATAAGTTTATTATTGATAATTTGAAAAATAAGAAGATCAGCATTACTACCAAAACTGGTGTAGTCAAAGAAATGCCGAATTTTGAAAATATGGACTCCTTTGGGTATGCATTAATGGCAATGCCGTTAGAGTCGCTTATTATGGTTTATCCAATGGATGGGTTGGAGTCAGTTGTTCAAAAAATGGGAAAAATGAAAATTGTTGAGACAAGTGAAACTATTGAAGAGGCAGAGGCGAAGACAGAGGTGGAGGCAGAGGACTCCAATGGAGAGGAAGAACTACATAAAGGAGAGAAACCGATTTATTTAAGCGAAGTTTTATTGGAACCAGGCGCAAGCTTACAAGCAGACGCAAGCTTACAAGCAGACGCAAGCTTACAATCAGACGCAAGCTTACAAGCAGACGCAAGCTTACAATCAGACGCAAGCTTACAAGCAGAAGAAGAATATCTACCTCAACCTGCTGGTGAAGAAGAATTTGATAAAATGATTCCATTTGAAAATGAATCTGAAGCATTAGAAGAAGAAAATGAGCCTGATACAGGATCAAGCTTAGAATCATTCGCAAGTTTAAAACCAGCATCAAGCTTAGAACTAATTGAAAGCTCAGAATCGCAAACACAGTCAAGTCCTGGAGAAAAGGTTGAAATAGTTTCAGATCCAAGCAGTGATGAATCATTAGAATCAATGCAAAGTTATAAAAGCGCAGGAGGTGCTAGTAGTAGTAATAGTGTTGAATTAGAAGATGCATACATTAGTCCAAACGATCTAGTAGGTAAAAAAGGACTTGAACGGTTGATGACTTTCGTAGATAGCAATAAACCACCAATGAAAGGTGCATTTGAATATAAGCCATCCACTTTGAAAAAATATGGCAATATCTTCTCTCCAGCAGAAATTGGCAAATACAGTTCAAAGATCAAACAAGTATGTGAAAATATTATAAACTCAGAAGGCATTTCACTGATTTATTCACAATACATTGATGCAGCCTTAATACCAATGGCCCTTGCACTAGAAGAAATCGGTTTCTCCAGATTCGGTGAAGGGGCAAAATCTTTATTCAAAAATCCACCAAGAAATAGAGTGAAAGGTCTCAAATACTCTATGATTACTGGAGATCCCCGTCTCTCTCCCAATAATAGTTTTGAAGTGAAAGCAATCACCAATGAAGATAATAAGAACGGTGAAAAAATTAAAGTGGTTCTCATATCTCAAGCAGGAACAGAGGGCATTGATTTCAAGTTCTTGCGTCAAGTTCACATTTTAGAGCCCTGGTATAATATGAGCAGAATAGAGCAAATTATTGGTCGCGCTGTTCGTAACTTCAGTCACAAGAGTCTACCATTTGAACAACGCAATGTGCAGATATTTTTATACGGCACCCTCCTTGATAATGAGGAGCAAGAAGCTGCAGATTTATACGTGTATCGCGTGGCTGAATATAAGGCCCAGCAAATTGGAAAAGTAAGCCGCGTTCTAAAAGAGACTGCGGTTGACTGTATTATCAATCATAATCAAATGCAGTTAACACAACAAAATATGGATATCAGTGTTACACAAGTTCTTTCTAATGGTGAAACTATTGAAGATCTCAAAATTGGCGATGCACCATTTTCAGCAGCGTGTGACTATATGGAATGTGATTATACGTGCAGTCCAAATAAAGATATTGAGGAACCCAATAATTTCACTTATAATGAGGCATTTATTGTAATGAATGCAGAAAAGATCTTGAAGAAAATTCGCGGCTTGATGAAAGAGCGATATTTTTATTTGAAGGGGGAATTGATCCATAACATTAATATTCCAAGGCCATATCCATTAGTGCAAATTTATGCAGCGCTTACTCAGTTAGTTGAAGATAGTAGCGAATTCATAGTAGATCGTTATGGACGCACAGGTTATTTAGTGAATATTGGTGAATATTATTTATTTCAACCAAGTGAATTAAACAATGAATATATTTCTGTATTTGATAGAAGTGTCCCAATTGATTATAAACCGGATGCTATCCATTTTGAAATAAAAAGAGATGCGATGAGAGAAGTGATTGATGTGCGCAATATTCAGGGACCCAGAGAAGAAGCCAAAGCCGAAGACGAAGTTGAAGTAGAACCATTAATAATACTTGAGCCAGAAGGCGAAGGCGACGCCGAAGCCGAAGCCGAAGATATGTCACTAAAAGCTGCCACTAAGATTTTTCAAAAGATGAAAACTCATTTTGATGTGGCACTTGAAGCATCATCCAATAAAGAGAAAATCAAAAGGGGTGAAGAAAACTTTTACAAATATTGCGGAATGGCAATGAGAAAACTTGTCAAAGATCTGCATTTAGATAATATGATTGTTTTGGGATTACTTGTTGATCATCTTGTTGATATGTTAGATAATGGAGATAAATTGGATCTATTGAATGCACTTTATTTGAACCGCGATAATTTTTTCGGAGAACCAAATAGCTTTGAAGATATGGTGAAAAATTACTTAGAAAAGAGAGTTCTTCTTTCAAAGAAAAAAGTGAGTTATTATTTATTGGCACCTTCTTTCGGAAAATCTGAAGCAAAACCTATGCCCAAGTTGGTTCTTTGGTCAGAAGTGAAGGCCAAATGGATTAATGCTGAGCCAGAAGATGAACGCGAATTCAACAGAGAATTTGGTTCTAGTCTTACCTTTAAGAAAGAAGATTATACGCCTTTAGTAGGATTTATTGGTACCGATCAGAAAAACACCTATTATGTATTTAAAATTAAGGATATTTTAGCAACGCGTAACACTGGTGCAAGATGTGATGAATCAGGGAAAACCAAAAAGTTGCAGGTTCTCAATGCTATTTTGGAAGAAGAAAAATATGATAAAGACAATACTAAAACAATGGGCCAAGCGGAACTCTGCACAATGATTGAATTCATTCTTAGAAATAATAACAACGAGAGAAAAGATGGAAAAATATGGTTTCTTGGTATTGAATTGGCTGCATTCAATAAATTCCTTTAAATCAGTGCCAATCGTTTAATTATTTATTAATAAAATTGAAAAATAATTAAAAGAATATAAATATAATATAATAGACATGGAACTATCACAAACGCAAGGACAAAAGCAAGGAGTCAATAAACAGAAATTCAAGAGGCGCGAAATAAAATATTTCAGCGTTTATTCACAGTCCTTATTGACGCGATCTATTTTGCTTCCGATTACAGCAATCGGCAATAACCTCAAGCAAAATATTGAAAAAGATATTGCCTTCAATTTTGAAGGTAAGTGCGTAGCAGAAGGATTCGTCAAGAATGGTAGCACCAAGATTATTACTTATTCTAGTGGCGTTATAAAGGGAAGTGATATAATATTTGAAGTTGTATTTGAATGTATGGTATGCTGTCCGGTGGAAGGTATGTTAGTTCAGTGTGAAGCAAAGAATATTACAAAGGCTGGTATACGTGCCGAAAGCTCGGAAGAGAAACCAAGTCCAGTTGTTGTATTCATTACTAGAGATCATCACTATTCAAGTCAACAATTTTCAGATATCAGTGAAGGTGACAAATTTGTTGCACGCGTTATTGGTCAGCGTTTTGAACTCAATGATAAATATGTTTCTATTATTGCGGAATTGGTGGAGAAGAAAGACTATGACCAGCAGAAACAGCAGCCTTTTCAACAAAAAAATCAAGAAAAGAAGAGCAAACCTAGACTTGTGATTGAAGGCTAATCATCAACTTTATCCACCTTTGGGAAAGGTGGAGCCAAATCTTTCAAAGCGAGTCAAGCGAGCTGGGGCTTGTTATACCATCTTTGATCCATAAGAATACCATAAAATAATAGACAAAACGCTACCTACTACAAATCCAGTTCCGGCTGACTTGGCTGTTTTTCCCAAGAAATAATACCCAACAAGAGGACCAAGAATATAAGAAAGTACAATATAAAAAGCCATAATGCCAATAAACTTGGAAGAAAATACTGCTGCCATTATATATTAAACCAATTTTTTATTTTTTGTTTTTATTTGTTTTAATGGCTATTTTCATTTAAAAACTTTCAGGCTTTATTAGACAACTATGGATATTTCCGAATTGAATTCTATTCGCGATAAGTTAGAAAATATGACTAAATTCAACCAAGTGGAAGTTCTACGCATATTAGCTAAACATAATAATGTTACTCTAAATGAAAACAAATATGGGGTACATATCAATTTGACAGATCTTTCTGAAAGTGTTGTTGAAGAGCTCAAATTATATATTAAATACGTAAATACCCAAGAGCTCAATTTGAATGAAATGGAGAAACAGAAAGAAGAGTTTAAAAATACATTTTTTGGAAAAGATAATAAAGATATTCACATTAAAAATAGTAAGAATGCAGCAATCACATCATAATAATAACAAATCAATTGAATATAGTAATGTTGTAAAATGTTTACAAGATTATATGCTAACTAATGAAAGAGTTTCAGAGATTTTTAAAAATCCACCTTTATTTGTAAATGACTGTAAAGAGAAATCAGATTTGAGATTGAAATCAATTTCTATTGATAATTCTGAAATAAAAATCAAACAGAAAAAGAAAAAAGAAGAGGAGAAAGAGGAGAAAGACAAGAAAGAGGAGATTTTTGTTTCAATGCCAAAGTCCGTGGCGCCGCCTCTTTTGGCCGAGTTACCATCTGACGCCCAAAATGTGGTTATCAAAAAGTGTGATAATAATGGTCTCAATAGTTCGGAACCAGTTTTGGACTTATTTTATCCGAAACAGAAAGATGCCCTTTTTTGGTGTTATTTTATTTTAAAGAATGGCTTTTCTGCATATGAATATCAACCTGAGACAACTTCTTTTGCTTCTGAAAAAGAGTCTAAATTCGCAGCCATTGAAATGTTACGGGCTCATAAGCAAGATCTCAAGACACATAAAATCAAGAACATTAAAGAACACGTGGAAGACGAACTGATTAATAAGGAGCGTATTGGAATGAAGACTTTCATTGCACTTTGTATTGGAAGCCGGATAAACGTGCTTTTTATACATAAGCGCAAGTGTTTTGATCTGGTTTGTAATTTAGATCTAGATGCCAAAACTCATATTGTGGTTTGCCAAGATAATTTTAAATGCCCAAGCAAATATGGTTTGGAAATGGATTTAGAAAAAGACAAGATTGCTTATTATATGGAGAATTATTTTAAATGGGAAAGTGTGGATAAACCGCTCAAAGCAATGGGATCATATAAATCGGAAGAATTGGCTGTTCTTTGCAAAAAGATTGGGTTGGATTTTAGCCAAGGTCAAAAGACAAAGAAGGAAATGTATGAATTATTGATTGTGAATATGTAATAGTATTCTAGAAGTTTATAGAAAAACCAAAAAATAAATAATATAGAAATTTTATCCTACATTATTTATATTATAAAAAATTGAAGACAATATAAAAATATGTATTCATAATATATATATCTATGTCAACCCTTCAAAATAAATCAAATCAACAATCAAAATCAGATCCAAAACAGGATGAGGGTTTAGAAGCAAATGAACTGGAAGAAAAAGGTCCCACTTTTTCACCAAAAACGCCTTCTGATCCCCCTCCTTTTCCTGTAAAGCTTTCACCTAAGACATCGTCTTTCAGTCCTCCAAAAGAGGAACTAGAAGCTGAAGAGGAAAAAAAAGCCCCTAAGAATCAAGGTGTTTGGAAAATGATGCAGAAAAAAAAACTACAAGCAATTGAAGTTAACAAAAAACTATATGAAGAAGCAGAAGCAGAAGCTGAAGCAGAAAGCGAAGATGACAACGAAGGAGAAAAGGTCGCACTTGTTGAAAAAGATGAAGAAGCAGAGAAGGTTGTAGTAAAACCAGGAAAAAGAGATTTTAAAAAGGGGGAATATGTCCCACCAGCAAAGCAATTTGATATTATTATGGAAAAGTTTTCGGCACAAAGACCTTATGTCAAAGATTCAAAAATCAATAATGAATTGGAGGTTCGTTTTGGAACAAAGGGTCAATATTTAACCAAGTCCGACTACGATAATGTTATTGCCAAAGTCAAATCTCTTGGATTCATTACTTCCAATCCTGAAGGATATTATATGCTCCGCATTGAAACCGAATTCTTAGACACCTCAGGTCGTTTCAAGTTCAGTCCTATTAGAACAGAGATCAATGGGTTCACAACAATTCAAGACTATTGTAAAAACAACGATATTAAGACTATATTACGAGCAAATCTTTTTGGAGTTGGTTTTGTAAAAAAATCGCGACTCTTCTTTGATGATAAGCCCCTCTTCCCAGCAGACTTCAATGATTTCAATTTCAGGGTCTCCTTACAAACAGAAGAAAAAGTGAGTGATTCCGATGGCCGTGTCAAGGGGATGATGAACTCTTGGGAACGATCCAAAAAGAAGTTTAGATATATCAATCGTGTAACTTTTGCTCATCCTGATTACCCAGTGAATGTGGATATTAGTATTGTCAAGTCCTCTTATAATCACGAGAGTAGAGTAGACAGCTTTTACACTACAGGAGAAGCAGGATTATTTAGTAATCGTGAATCTTATGAAGTAGAGCTAGAAGTTGACAATAACAAAATTGGACCTGGAACAGAGTTTAATAGCCCTGTTAAAATACAAGCTGCCTTACGCAAAGTCATCAAGTTTGTATTATGTGGTCTTCAGGGCACCAATTTTCCTGTGCCTTATTCTGAGTTAAAGGGGGTGAGAGAGCAATACTTGAAAGTTATAAAGGGCGAAAAATACGAAGAGTCTATGCTGCGTTATGTCAGGGGCGGAGACTTCATTGGTCCAAGTTCTTATACATTGCAAATAGAAAACATTGCTGCCCCCAATGAAAACTCAAATTTTCCCAATATTCGCAAAGGATACACCGTGACAGATAAAGCAGATGGAGAACGTAATATCCTCATTATAGATGCAAAAGGCAAAATTTACTTGCTCAATAGTAATATGAAGATCTCTTATAGTGGTGCACAAACGCCCAGAAAAGAATATTTCAACACCATCATAGATGGCGAGATTATTCCTTGCGATAAGAACGGGAAGTTCATCAATTTGTATGCAGCATTTGATATTTATTTCGTTGCAGGAAAAGACGTGAGAACTTACGGTTTCGTTCAAGTGAAACCTGATGATAAGTCGGATAAATTGCGTCTACCTATTTTGAAATCTATTATCAGAAATTTGGAGGCAGTGCGTAGTGATAAACCTGATGAGGCATCGCCACTGCGGATTAGCTGTAAGCGTTTCTATCCGGCAAACCCAGAGGACAATATCTTTGGTGCGTGTAATTTTATATTGAAGCAAGAAGAGCGCGGGGACTTTGAATACAATACAGATGGTCTAATCTTTACACCAACGAGTCTCGGAGTTGGTGGGTCAAAACCTGGTGAAGCAGGTCCTTTATCCAAAAGAACATGGGACTATTCTTTCAAATGGAAGCCACCCAAATACAATACAATTGACTTCCTAGTAAAAACTAAGAAGACTCCAACAGGGTCCGATTTAGTGACACCCATTTTCCAAAGCGGACTAGATGCTCGTCATTCTGATCAGTTAGACGAATACAAGACCCTCTTATTATGTGTTGGGTTTGATGAGAAGAAGCACGGTTATTTGAACCCGTGTCAAGATGTCATTGATGATAGACTCCCAGATTTTAAAGACAAAAATCTGGACAATGAAGACACTTATAAAAAGGCGGTCTTTATGCCTACTAATCCGCCTGATCCAACTGCTGGAGTTTGCCATATTATGTTGAGGAAAGATGCAACTGGTGTCAACCAAATGTTCACGGAAGAAGGTGAGGTTTTCGGAGACGATACTATTGTTGAGTTTGCATACAATTTTGATCGTGAGGGTTTATGGCGCTGGGTCCCGCTCAGAGTGCGTTATGATAAGACTACTGAATACAAAAACGGGGCATCCAATTATGGCAATGCCTTTCACGTGGCTAACAGCAACTGGCGTTCTATTCATAATCCTATACCTGCTGAAATGATTGGAACCGGTACAAATATTCCCGATGAAATTGCTAATGATGACGTCTATTATAATGTCATTACAAAGAGCAATATTGTCAAGGCTCTTCGCGATTTCCACAACTTGTATGTAAAGAATAAGATCATCAGAAGTGTAGTAAAAAAGGGCGATACTTTGATTGATTACGCCTGTGGCAAGGGAGGTGATTTTCCCAAATGGATTGCTGCACATTTATCATTCGTATTTGGTATTGATTATGCTAAGGACAATTTGGAGAACCGTGTAGATGGAGCGTGTGCAAGATTCCTCAATTATCGCAAAGATTTTCGTAATATGCCTTATGCACTCTTTGTGAATGGAAATAGTTCACTTAATATTGCGTCGGGAACTGCAATGCTAAATGATCGTGCGATTGAGACCACCAAGGCAGTATTCGGTAAAGGCACCAAAGATCCTGCAATTATTGGACACGGTGTTGCTAGGCAATGGGGCAAAGGCGCTGATGGTTTCAATATTTCATCGTGTCAATTTGCACTCCACTATTTCTTTGAAAACCAGAAGACGCTCTACAGTTATATGCGTAACTTGGCAGAATGCACCAAGATTGGTGGCTATTTCATCGGAACTTGTTATGACGGTAAGCTTGTTTATCAAATGTTGCGCGGAAAAGCACAAGGAGAAGGTGTACAGATCTATGATGGCGAAACCAAAATCTGGGAAGTCAAAAAGGAATATGACAGAGAAAATTTTGAAGACGATATTACTAGTGTCGGTTACAAAATAGAAGTATACCAAGAATCTATTAATAAGTTGATCCCTGAATACTTGGTGAACTTTGATTTCCTCAATCGTTTGATGGTGAATTACGGTTTTGAATTATTGGCGCGTGAAGAAGCGCAGCATTTAGGATTGCCCGAGGGTTCAGGGCTATTTAGCGAACTCTTCAATGAAATGTTGGATGAAATAAAGAAGAATAAATTCAAGAAGAAGGAATATGGCAAAGCGGCCGAAATGAATGCGTTTGAACGTAAGATATCGTTTTTAAACCGGTATTTCATTTATAAGAAGGTGCGAACAGTGAATGCTGAGAAGGTTGTCAATGAAATGATGGAAGATACCTTTGTAGAGGAGGCATTTGTTCCCCAAAAACAGGCGGAAAAATCAAAGACAAAGAGCAAAAGCAAAAAAGTGGAACCAACAATTGCTGTTTCTGCTTTAAGAAAGCCCAGAAAATTGGAGCGTAAGCTTGTTCTTGTAGAAGCGACCGAGGCACAAGAAGAAGAAGAAGAGCCGGTTATAGTCTTGAAACCCAAGAAAGCAACAAAATCAAAACCTAAACTAAAAATTCAGATGAATGATGAAGATTAAATTCATTAGGAATTATAAATAAATAAATGCTTAAATAAAATTTATTAATAGATAATAATCTCACAATAATGAGTTATTATATATTACCAAAAAAAAATAATCAAGTAAATATTTTACCAAAGTTTGAAGAAAAAGAAACCTCTCAGTCAAAAGCAAAACCAAAAACAGAACCAGAACCATTAATATCACATAGTTTGATTCATTATTTAAATAAACAAAAAGAGCACTGTGTAATTAGTGAAGAAATTTTAAAAGTTGTAAATAGTTACGAGTTTCTTTTTTCAAAAGTTCCTGGATATAAATTTTCTGTAAGTAAAATGAGACCTCCATCAGAAAAATTTTATTTATTAATGGAGCTTGCACATATTTTTAATTTATTTGATCCTTTTTCAAAAAAAGATATTACTACAATGCATTTTTCTAATTGTCCTGAGGCAAGTATTGAATGTTTGGATATTCTTCGTGAAGACAATCAAGATATTCATATTCAAATGAATGATCTATTTCAGTCAATAGAAAATCCTCATTTCAATAATATACACAGTATTGAATTTATGTATTTTGATAACGATGAAAGCATATCTAACTCTGAAAATTTTTCTATTAATGAAAATAATAATTATGATTCCGATTTTAACAGTTTATTATTGGCATTCTTGAATATTCTTATTTATCAGAGCAACAATGGTGTGAGCGTTATCAAAATTAATCAGTTATTTTATAGACCTATATTAGATATTATTTTTCTCTTGACTGGTGCATATGAAAAAGTATATATTATTAAACCAAACACATCTAACACATTCAAAAATGAGAGATTTTTAGTTTGCAAATCTTTTAGTGGGAAGCAATACAATAATATTTATATTGAAAATTTGAAAAGACTATATCTTCAACAAATTTTGATTAAAGATAGTAAACCCAATTTTTATTTGACTTCTTTGATAGATTGCGATTTGCCATATTATTTTTTGAATAAAGTTGATGAGTCTAATATTATTATTGGTCAACAACAGTTAGACGCGTATGATCAAGCAGTTAATCTTATGAAAAACAAAAATAAAGAAGATAAAATAGAAAACTTGAAAAAAGGTAATATACAAAAATGTATACAAATGTGTGAAAAATTCAAGATACCTTTTAATAAGTTTGCAGAAAAGGTGAACATTTTTTTGCAAGGGAATTCAATTTTACACGAAAATATTGGAGACCAAGAAACTGTTCCAAACATTTTTTTGCATCCTTCTACAAGAGTCATTTTGAATGAAGCATTACTAACAGAAGAAGCAGTAGAAACAAAAGATGATGACTTTGCTTGTATTGAACACATCATAAAAAATATTATTGAAAACATTATTAATGATGTTTAATATGCGATTATGTTGTCCCGGACCAATCCGTGCTAATTCCGTTTGTTGCAACGTTAGGTCCTGCTGATGTAATCCCCAGAATAGATATTAACTTGTTCTGATAATCCAATGAATTTTTAAAAGAGTTACAGGTCTTTGGGTTACCATTTTTAGTAAAATATGCGGGATTGCAAGGAGGAACCTTGGATTTATAGACATTGGAATTATTTGGATTTCCGCCAGCATTGATATATTGATCAGTATTGGTCAAATTGGATGTGCCATTTTTATTTCCACAAATATTCTTCTCAATAGTAGTTACTGCAAGTTTCAATGTTCTTGCACTAGCCATAACTCCACCTTGATTCGCAAATTGAGGATTGCTAGGTTTATAAACCACCAACTTACATCCACGAGGATTATTTGGACCAGATAAATTCATACCCAAATAAGGATTGGAAAGCACTCTTTCAAAAATCGCAACCGCCTTTATAGTATTTCCAGAAGTAAGAGAAGAGAGAAATGCATTGAATGCTTGAAATGTTTTTATCTGTAAGTTATTGAAATTATTAATATCTTCTTGTGATAAAAGCCCAGCAGCCTTCATATATTGGTATGCTTGTAATATAATATAGGCTTGACTACTAGTTGAATAGTCAATATTCGGAAAACAATTCGCAACATACATATTCAAATTGGCAATAGGATCGCCCGGTTTAGCATTCTTGAGTTGACAAGGGCTAATAAGCGGATTATTCTCCAAATCATAAGCATCAATCGCGTTATCCAACCCTATCTTGAAGTTGAAAGCACGTTGCTCATACGTCTGACATCTGTTTTGTCTGTATTGTTGCAAAGTCTGATAATAATTCTTCTTAAGGTTAGTACTTGTTGGAAGACACATTCTACGAGCCTTTCTCTCTGGATTGCAACAAATTGTTGCTACTCCTGGTATTGAACCAGGATAGTTTGTACTTACTTGCTCTGGATTATCTGTTAAATATGTCTCTGGTTTATAACTTGTTACTAGTCCAATTCCGTCGCAAGTCTTACAATCAATATTGAGTTGCAATTCTTCATTGACTTCATTTGGAGGGTTTTGTTTGACTGAAAATCGGCCTGGTCCCCATATTGTTTGATCAATCAAATTACCACCTGTAGCTGATCTTACAGCGCGATTAGTATTCAAATAAATATAGTTGTTTGGATTATCTGGATCTTTTACAATAAGAGGCGTCGGAGTTGTTGTACCCTTGCGGTAAAGCTTAATAGGCCTTGGTCTTCCAAAAGGACCTACTGCAAGATTTGTAGGATCTTTGTTTGTAAGAGGGCGAATATTACCTGCAGTAATGGCCACTGGGAAAGAATGACTACCTGTTCCTTTCCAAGTTTCATAACCACCAGTTGCTGATCTATTATTATAAGATTCCATTCCAAGAGGATAAACTGCTGAAGACATTATATATATCTAAAAAGAAAAGAAATAATGAAAAATAATGGGAAACTATGGAATAAAATAATGGAATATATTATATAATGTTAGTAAACATTCTCATAATATTTTTTCTTTTTTTAATTATTTATCAATTTTTAGCTCCATCAGTGAGAGAAGGACTTGACACAGCTCCTGGGCCATATATGGAATATCCAAATGATCCAATGATATTAGGAAAACAAAATGCAGGAAATATTGAAGTATTGAGGGCAGAAGTGCAAAAAGTTAGCACATTAGAGCCTAGAGTTTTGCAATTAGAAACCGATGTGAAGAATTTGAATGAACAGTTAGCTGGAATTCAACAACAAAATGCTGAAGCAGTATCATCTTTTGGTAATAGTGTGGGAGGATTAACTGGTGCAACAGAAGAAACAGATGAAAATGGCGAAGTTGTTCCTGGTGAAGGGGTTGTTGAAGGCGAAGGCGAAACCAGTGGTGACTTGGGATCTTCTTTCAATATGAGTGGAGAAGAAAAAGAATCTTTCAGAAACAAGTATGTTTTGAAACATTATTTCTAATTTGCAATTTGCAATTTGCAATTTTCAATCTACAATAAAATCTAAAATAATTATATATATAAATGTCAAATATATTTGATCAAGCAGCTACTAGTGCAACAGCAGTAGAAGAAAAATTACTTGGACCTACTTATAACTATGCAAAAAATATTAATAGCCCACAGCAACTAGGTATGTCAGAAAGAGGTTCTATGCAACAACTTGGTAAAAATATAATGGGGCTTGTTGCTTATGTACAGTTGCTTGTTGAAGGAGGTGGAGATGCATCAAGAACTGGTCGCCCTTTAGGAAATAAATTCTTCTTGCAAACTGGTGGAAAATGTCTTGATGTAAATTCAAAACAAGATGCAGAACGTTTTATTTATATAAATAATGTAGCTGATGGTTCTATACCACTAATAAGTAATGCTGCAGGTGTGCAGTTTAGTGAATTTAGAGGATTGATTCCCGGTGTATTGAGCGATGCCAATGTATTAAACCCTTTTGCAATTTTGGGATCTTTTATGGCTGGATCCAAACCAGATTGCCAAGAGATTTCAATGGAGGTCCTTGATAATAATAATGTATCTGATACTCAAACACATCACGTTGCCTTAGCGGATATTGCAAATATTCAGCCCTGCTCTTTTAGAGAAGGTAAAAATCCTGTAACTGGCGTGCCTTGTTCAATGGCCTTTCAAAATATGAAAAATGAACCACAAAGTTATGGTGAATTGAGTATGCCTGAAGATCCATTTGTCCAGATATATTTTGCTTGTTTGAGCATTCTAGGAATTTATGTTTTGTATAGAATAATTGAGAAGAAACGTGGTAACTGAAAGCGTGGTAACTAAAAGAACTGAAAGTGATTTTGAAACATATGTAATTAGAATATTATATATGTTTTATAAATTATTTGATATTTAACGTCTTTGGCGACGTTGTGTGCGTCCACGACCGCGTCTTTGGCTACGCCCTTGGCTTCTCTGTTGCCCTTGGCTTCTCTGTTGCCTTTGGCTTCTACCGCGCCTTTGACTACGCCTTTGGCTTCTCTGTTGCCTTTGGCTTCGTGCACGTCTAGTACCACCCATTTTGACTGATTCAGCAGATGATCCAAATGCAGAACTATTTGGTATAACATCTCCTCCAATCATCATACGTCTCATTGCTCCTCCCATCATCATCTTGTGTTTTGAACCTCCCATCATTCTGTATTTTTTACCTCCCATCATATTTGGCTCCAATGCATAAGGATATTGTCCTTGTTGGCTCCATACCTTGGCACAGTGAGGCATCACTCCTGATCCACCGCGCATTTTTCTAGATCTGCGTTTTTTCCCACCATAACTTTGAGAATTTGGGAAATAATTTGCACCAGAACCAACTCCAGGAGGAATGTAAACAGAAGCACCCACACGATTATCGGAACCAGAAGCATATCTACTGTTCTGCACGAGCATTTGTAACTCACTATCTAACATAGGAAATTCGGGTATAATCCTAGGATCGGTTATTGGAATTGGCACATTAGTATTTGCTTCATAAAATGTTTTCGTACTACTCTCCGGTTGTTGTGTCCAATATATAATTCCAGTAGTTCCATAATTTTTTTGTATTCCGTTTTCTAACTTATAACAGTTTTTGGATCCCATAAAACCAAATAAACTACTACATTCTGTTGGTTTCTGCATAATATAATATATCTTCAGAAAATTATATTATAATATTTGAAAAATCCACCAATATTTATTTCTTAATAAAAGCCTTCACTAGTTCAAAACCGACTAAACCTCCAGCAATTTGGGCAACAATATAAGGGATCACATCATTGGACGCCAATTTACCCGCAGATAAGAGCGCAACAGTAATGGCAGGGTTGAACGCGCCTCCACTAATAGGACCACCAATCAAGACTGCCACC